GAAAGGACGTACTATTAATGGCAATAGACAAAAGTATCGATACTAAAAAAATGCCACAAGTTGAAATCGACGAAGATGTCGAAGTGGCAATGCCACAAGAGTTTCAAGAAGGTGGCGAGGTAGACATTCAAATAACAGATGATGGCGGAGCGGAGATTGATTTTGATCCACAAGCTGCTGCACTAGAGGGAGGTCAACTTCATGACGCTAACCTGGCGGAGTTTATGGAAGAAGATGATCTAATAAACGTCGCATCAGAATTACAAGAAAGTTATAACGAATATAAAAGTTCAAGATCAGATTGGGAAGATGGTTACATCAAAGGACTAGACCTACTAGGTTTTAAATACGAAAATAGATCAGAACCATTCCAAGGTGCATCAGGTGCAACACACCCAGTTTTAGCTGAAGCAGTTACACAGTTTCAAGCACTCGCATACAAAGAATTGTTACCAGCATCAGGACCGGTTAGAACACAAATAGTTGGTAAGGTAGACGCTGCACGTGAACAACAATCACAACGTGTAAAAGATTTCATGAACTACCAACTTATGATTAACATGAAAGAGTACGAGCCAGAGTTTGACCAGATGTTATTTAATTTACCACTTGCTGGCTCTACATTTAAGAAAGTTTATTTTGATGCTGTTCTTGGTAGAACAGTTTCTAAGTTTGTACCTGCAGAAGATTTGGTTGTGCCATACAGTGCAACGTCACTAGAAGATGCAGAAGCAATTATTCATGTCGTAAAAATGTCAGGCAACGATTTACGTAAACAACAAATTTCTGGTTTTTACAAAGATGTAGATATTGGCGAGCCAACCTATGACACGAGCGATGTCAAAGAGAAAAAAGATAGAATAGAAGGTGTCAGTCGTGGTTCATCTGCAGAAATGCACACACTGCTCGAGTGCCATGTTGAATTAGACCTAGAAGGCTATGAAGATAAAAACATGGAAACAGGTGAAGAGACAGGAATAAAATTACCATATGTTGTAACCGTGCACGACGAAACGGGGAACGTGCTTTCTATTCGTAGAAACTATGGTGCACAAGATCCACTAAAAAAGAAAAAAGAATATTTCGTACACTTTAAGTTCCTACCAGGACTTGGCTTCTATGGGTTCGGCCTAATCCACATGATCGGCGGATTGTCTAGAACTGCAACTGCAGCACTTAGACAATTACTAGACGCTGGCACCTTGTCAAACTTACCAGCCGGATTTAAACAAAGAGGCATCAGAGTTAGAGACGAAGCTCAACCGTTGCAGCCGGGAGAGTTCCGTGATGTTGATGCTCCTGGTGGAAACTTGCGTGATGCATTTATGCCGTTGCCATTCAAAGAGCCAAGCGGCACGCTCCTTCAACTGATGGGCGTGGTTGTACAAGCAGGGCAACGTTTTGCCAGCATAGCTGACATGCAGGTCGGTGATGGCAATCAAGGCGCAGCGGTAGGCACGACAGTAGCGCTCTTGGAGCGTGGATCGCGGGTTATGTCTGCCATTCACAAGAGATTATATCAATCGATGAAGTGTGAGTTTATGTTACTTGCTCAAAACTTTGCAACGTTCTTACCAAAAGCATATCCATACGACATTGTCGGTGGACAAAGACAAATTTTTGCAGCTGACTTTGACAACAGAGTAGACATCATACCTGTTGCAGATCCAAATATATTTTCACAAACACAAAGAATTACAGTTGCACAAACAGAATTACAAATGGCGATGTCAAATCCACAGATGCACAATATTTATCAAGCATACAGACACATGTATGAAGCACTTGGTGTAAAAGATATTGATCTTTTACTACCACCACCGCCACAACCAGCGCCAATGGACCCTGCGAGTGAAAATATTTTAGCGTTGAACGGTAAAAAGATACAAGCTTTCCCAAAACAAGACCATCAGGCACACATGAGAGCGCATTTACAGTTCATGGGGACCATGATGGCACGAAATAACCCAAAATGTTTATCAATTCTGCAACAAAATTGCATGGAACATATAAATTTGATGGCTACAGAGCAAATTGAGATAGAATTTGCAGAGGAATTACAAGAATTAGTGGCTGTACAGCAAGAAATGCAACTTTTAGTGCAACAATTAGGCCCGCAGGTGCAACAAAATCCTGATTTTGTGCAATTTCAACAAAAAATACAGACCATACAGATTGCAATAGAGGCTAGGAAGTCACAATTGATTGCAGAATTCACATCAGACTACGCAAAAGCAGAAAAAGAAGTTCTAAACCAAGTAGAAAACGACCCAGTTCTTAAATTAAAAGACAGAGACCTAGATCTAAAAGCTCGTGAAGAGCAAAGAAAAGAAGAAGAGGGACAACAAAAAGCAAATCTTGACATGATGAAACTTATGCAAAACAGGGATATTGCAGACGAAAAACTGGAACAAGATGACAACCATGCTAAACTTCGTGCTAGTGTCTCACTTGCAAAACAAGGTATAAATCAAATGCAAGCTGTAGTTAAGGAGACAAATTAATGGCAAATCATTTAGGGGGAGCAAAACCAGGAAGAGGCACAACTGTTGGTAAGGGTTCAATGGGCGCATTAGGTGGGAACACAGATAAAAAAGGTCCACCAGAAGGCGGACCTAGAGCTAGAAACTTAAAGAAAACTCAAGACTTTAAAAAAACAGAAGAAGGTAAAGCAGCCATTGAAAAAGGTCTTAGAAGAGCTCTTGCCGGTGAGGGTTTATCAGACGTATCAAAGTATGATGCTAAAACAGCAAAGGCAATACAGGATGTTGATTTTAGAAACTCTGTTATTGGTAGAAGTTTACTAGCTGACCAATTTAAACAGGGACTTATAAGCGCAACTGATTTTGCTAGATTACAGGACATACAACAGAATCCAGTCGATAGATCTTTAGCAGAGCGGAGACAAATAAATCAACTTTTAGGATTGAACCCAACGTCGGGCATGGGTATTTTGGATAGTTTAAGATCAGGTTTTCAAGGTGAACAGTTTCAACAAGATAAAAAAAGGTTAGGACAACTAGCAAGGTTGTCTCCTGTTAGACAGGCTATATCATCTTTGTTTGGTTTAAAACCAGACGCAGATCCAACCACAGCTCAGATGTTAGGTATATCTCCTGCGGAGGATGCAAGACTAAGACTATTTAGCAATCCTGATTTACAAAACATACAGTTTGATAATTTATTAGACGACTTTGATGACACTGCACCAGAACAGATTATTGACACAAGACCATCTGGCATCGGTGTATCACCAGAAGTTTCGACACAGGTAGATGAAACAAATCCATTAGTTGGGCCGGCAATAGGCGCTGGTATTTTAGGAAGCGCATTAGCTGCAAGAAGTTTCACAGGGCCACCAAGAGATGTAAGATTTAAACCAACTGTTAGAGGGCTACCAGGAATTGTTGGTTCAGGTTCAGCGTATACCACCGCGGCGAAAGAGGTAGCTAAATCACCAGGCATCTTTAGTAGATTTATATCACCGTTAGCTAAACCTTTAGCGGCTTTATCAAGCCTACCAGTTTCAACCGCTGCTTTTGCTCTTGCACCAACTGAATTAGCGGCTGGTGATTTTCCAATAGATCCTAATACAGGCTTGCCTGATTATTCAGGAGTAGATCTTTTTAATTAATAATGGCAATATCAAGACAACAACTCAGTAAAACAACTGACAGAAAACAAAAGAAAGTCAGTAAGGTAATGCGTGAATTTAAAAAAGGTAAATTAAATATTGGCAAAAGTAAGAAAAAAGTTAAAAATAGAAAGCAAGCCATAGCCATCGCACTTAACGAGGCTGGGATAAAACAGAAGAGGAGACGCAAATGATCCAATCAGTAAAAGAATGGTTAATGGAAAAGTGGGACAACACATCCAAGAAAACCAAAATTATCGGTACAGTAATTATCGTAATTATCATCTTAGGAATAACTTTATAATCACATGATACTTGACGTAGTCAAACTAGCAATCGGCGCTGGCACCCACATTATGAAAAATAGACAGCAGCGCAAAATGCTCGAGTCAGATGCTGCAATGTTGCACGCACAGAAAATGGCTAATGGCGAAATTGAGTATCAAGCAGCCGTGAGGCAATCAAACGACAAAGGATGGAAGGACGAATTCGTTCTTATTCTCGTGAGTGCGCCCGTGTTATTGTTAATATGGAGCGTGTTTAGTGATGATCCAAACATACAGCAGAAGCTAGATATATTCTTTGATAAGTTCAGCAATATGCCTTTCTGGTACCAGAGTCTATTTATCGGCGTGGTCGCCTCGATATACGGACTCAAGGGCGCAGATATTTTTAAGAAAAAGTAATTTGACTTAATCATACATCGGGGGAAAAATGGGGGATAACAAACCCAAGAACCCGCTTGACGAGTTCTGGGCACAACTAGGAGACAAGGAGAAACTAAATGTCAGGAGCCACAGATCCAGTAAACGTAATATACAAGTTCAAGAGGACGATGCAGGAACAACTGGACGCTCTCGTGCAAACCCTCGCAAACGGAGGGATTGACAGTATGGACGAATATAAATATATAATAGGTAAGATCCACGCGATCGATTTAATGAATCAGGAACTCTCTAACCTGCTAGAACCAAAGGAGCCGGATAACGACGATGACAACATCACACGCATTAGAAGATAAATATAACGCAGAAGACGACGCTAAAAAAATTTCAAAACACGCACAAGAAAAAGAAGCATCAAAAACAAGTTTAGAAAAACTACCAAACCCCACAGGCTGGCGTTTGTTGGTTATGCCTTTTAAAGTCAAAGAAGAAACAAAAGGCGGAATAATTATTGCACAGGAAACACTAGACCGCGCACGTGTCGCAACGCAAGTTGGATACGTATTGAAGATGGGAGATCTTTGTTACAAAGACGAAGATAAATTTCCAACAGGTCCATGGTGCAAGGAAAAAGATTGGGTGATCTTTGCAAGGTATGCAGGGTCACGAATGGAGATTGATGGTGGTGAGATAAGAATGTTAAACGATGATGAAGTTCTTGGGACAATAGGTAATCCCGAGGACATTCTTCACGCAATGTAACATAGAGGAGGAAAATCTATGCCAGATGAAAGTCTAAAAATCGACGTCGGCGATACCGACGAACAAGAAACAGAGATTGATCTTGAAGCACCTGCACAAGAAAAATCACAAGAGGAGGAGATCCATGTTGAACAAGTCGCTGAAGACAATAGTCAGCCCGCTAACGCATCTCAGGAATCTAATGAGCAGTCTGATGTTCAGGCTAGCGAACAGAAAAAAGAACTAGATGATTATAGTGAA